CTGTCTAGTTAATAACTCAAATAATATTCCGGTGTTACGGATTTTTGAGTGTTTTGTTTTTGAACTCATATTATACTCCAATCGTTTATATAATTCTTCATATATAAATATATGATTACTTAATTTTTCTTAGTATTAAGGGAAGATACTTCATCTTTATATTCAGTTTCTAAATCACTAGCCTCTGAAAGCAAAGTTTTTGCATCTTTACCCAAATGTTTGAATAGATTTTCATAATGTTTTGTAGCAACTCCACCATAAGCTTTCTTTTTATCATGTGCTCCTAACGGATCTCTACCTCTCGCACCACTATCCTTACTATATTTATTAGCTTCTTTAGGTCTTCCAGCGCCTGGTTGTCCACCTTCTTCTGAACCACCATTATTATCCAACTCATGACCTGTTCTGCCAGCCGCCATATCTGATGGTGTTCCTTGCGACTCACCGCTCTTAGCAGGATCGTTTCCTTCCATTTCAATTTGTGAGCGTCTAAATTTATTCTTATAGTCAAATACTATCTGTTCATCATTTTCTTTAATCTGTTCTTCTGTAAAATTAAAGATGTTTTTGTAAATCCATTCGGAAGATACTAAACCATCTTGTAGCATAGAAGATGCTAGAGATGTTTTGTTATTCCATAGCTCTACTTTTTCCTGTTCATATATTGTAGATGGATTTGTTAAACCTAAATCAAAGTTTACAAGCTCTTGGTCTCTAAATCCTTGAGCATATAGATGAACTACTGCAATCTTTGTTAATTCACTAACAATGATTCTTTGTATTCTTTCAATTGTTCTAGCAAAGCGAACATCTTCAGCAGCCAATGTAGCTTTAGAACCTAATCCTTCTTCGTATCCTAAGAAAGCCTTTGGAACTCTCAAAGATGCTAACATTTTGTTTTTTAAATATTCAATATCCTCTGTTGCTTCATAGGTTAAACCTGGAAGTGCATCAATGCTTGTTCCACTATCTCCACCTCTTACAGGTAAAAAGAAATCTTCTGTAAGGTTTTGGATATTGTAACGAAGATTATAGTCACCTGTTTTCTCATCAATAACAGGAGCTTTTTTCATTTTATTAACTACTTGTTGCATATAATTATCAACTTCAGCTGGTGGGATATTTCCAATGTCCAACTTAAATACTCTCTTTTCAGGAGCTCTCATAATCCTATGAATCAACATAGCATCTTCCATAAGTGTTAATTGTTTCCATACCTTTCTTCCACCCTCTAATTGTGACCTACCATAAGGTACATAGTTAGAATCGGATAGAAGTCTAAAGTGAGCTACCTCGTAGTTCTCAAATGTTTTTGTATCTTGCTTTTTAGAGCTATGTCTACTGCTATCTCCCTGTGGTGTTAATTGAAATTGTACCAAAGATGGATTATTAGGATCGTGCCCTTCTAAACGAGCTACATCATAAGCGGACATAGGTGTTACATTTGTAATACCATAATTTTCAGCAACTTCTAATTGTAAAAAGAAATCACCATACTTATTCATATTACGAATCCAAGGCCATAGATTAAATTCTATATTAATAATATCATAAAATAAATTATGTAAAACATCATATATTTGGTCATTGTCTGTTTTAATGTCCAATACTTTACCATACTCATTTTTCATTGTTGATTCGTCTGAGTAAATATCTAAGGCTGAAGCAATAATAGGATCGGAATCCATTGACTCATAATCTCTAAATAATCCCAATCGTAATTGTTGTGCATATAATTGGTCGTTGTAACCATATTGTTGCATATTAGAATATAACTTTGTATATCTGTCTACTAAATTAGTTTGAACATTTGATTGTAATTGTCCTGTATCAACTATTTTTAATTTTTTTCCACCTATATTCCTAACGATGGTGTTTGTTGAAAACAATCGTTTTAGTCTTGAAAATAAATCTTGTTCTGCCATAATTTGCCTCTTAGTTAATTAACCAATCTAATGATTCTTTTTCTCCATTAGGACCTGTTTCCATTTCCCAAGAATTATTTTGATTAGTTGGTGTTTGTGGCAACATCTGCGATGCTACACCACTTAAAGTTCTCTTAGTTAATTCTATTCCCTCATTTCTGAGTCTTAATGCAGTATCTCTTACCCAAAGGGTAAGAGCAAAACTCATCACTAAATCATCGTTGTATCCCTGCATCGCTTCAGCTTTATTGTTGTTATATATAAATACAAACAACTCATCAATTAGTCTACCTGAACGAGCAATAACTGATTTTTCTCTGAAGTATTCTTCTAATTTAGCAATAACTAATGGTCGTGTCTTAGATGTCATACTAAATCCAGCTACCATATTTCTATCCGATACTCTATATCTATTAGACATTTGATGTTCTGTATCTACATACTTTAAATCTTTACTTGTGTAAAATAAATTCTCATAACCTCTATCGATACATTGTTGTAGTGTAGCCCAACCTATATTATTGTTCTCAACCACTAATAAAGCATTGTTATATTCTGTTGCTGTATTTACACATAGGTTTCCAAAATCTTTTGTTGATATTTTACCTTTATATTCTGCTACTTGTTCCATAGTTTCTATATCCATAACGTGAAATGCAGAATAATCAGAACCATCTCCTCTACTAACATCAGCACTTAGTACATAATCTTTAGTATAGTTTGCAGGTTGCCATACCCAAAGGTTACTATCTATACCTCTCTTTTCTAATGGCTCTGTAACGTGTGTTTGTTTATACTCTTCTAATATTACACCATCAATAACAGTTTGTCCTGATGTTAAGAAGTCACAATCACATTCTTGAGCAGCTAAAGAAGGACCTAAAAGTCTATCTTGCTCAGCTCTCCACTCATCATCTCTTTCGGGATGTAAGTTCCAATGTAATCTAATAAAGTTCCAATCATTAGTACCATCTTCTGCACCAACCCAAGTCTTATGAAACCAATTACCTATACCATTTGGTGTAGATAGAGCAATACATTGTCCACCAGTAGATAGTGTCTGTGAAGCAGCAGCCCATATCGGTTCAATCTTATCAATGAAAGCAGCCTCATCTAATATCAAAAGAGACAAAGCCTCAGAACGACCACTATCCTCGCCGCTTGAAACAGCTTTTATCTGTGAACCATTGTTATATCGTAAAGATAGTTTATTATCCTCTGTACATTTCTGTTTTAACCAACTTGGTAAATTAGCGTGCATTACCCTAACCTTTGTAACTAAGTTTTTAGCAGTATCTTGTTTTGTTGCAATCACTAAAATGTTTTTGTCTTGATGAAATGTCATCATCCAAAGGGAGTATCCGGCTGACAACGTAGACAAACCTAACTGACGAGCTTTAAGAATTACATTAAACCTATGTTGTTCAAAGGTTCTAAGTGATTCTTCTTGATAAGACCAAAGATGAAATGGAACTTTACCTTTTATTGGGTGCTGGACAACACAATACTTTTTTAAAAAGTATATAGGGTCTTTAGCGCATTTCTTATATTCGCTTTTTATTACCTCTTTTAGTTGTCCTGGTTTCATTATATCTTTCCTAAAATAAATCCTATACCCAACCAAAGATATTGATTTTCATACCATTTTATTGCAACTAACTCTACCATTTTCTCATTAGCTGCATCACGAGCTTTTAATAAGTCAATTTGTTTTTGTTTAGCAACTAATATTAAGGTGTCTAAATTTGCTTGTCCTTCTAATTTAGAAACCAACTCCTCACAATCAGAAATAACAACTTTCTGAGACTCTATTAATGAATCAGCTTTAGCTAACTTGCCTTCCCATTGAGCATCACGAGCTTTCAACATTTCTAAAGCTTGCTCTTTTGTAAAAGAAGTTATTTCTTTTCCATCTTTTTGAATTCTCTGTCCAAATAATGAAGTAATTAATAATAGTGGTAATAAATACTTAAACATATTAACCGTGTTTTTTAAGAACATAAATTACAGCACTACTTGCAGCTGTTATTTTACTTAATGATAAATCATATACTACACCTGCAGTTAGATTTGCAGCTGGAATTGTTCCACCATTTGATAAATGAAATACAGCGCTTCCATGTGTTTTTACTATTACAGCACTTGCGCCATAATTTGATCCTGTATAAGCAGTCATTCCGTCTGATACTACTGATGCAGAAATATATGTTCCTGGATGTCCTTTTTTTTGAAAATCAGAATATTCTGGTGGTGAATCATGCATATTTGACATTTTATTTCTCCCTATTTCTTAGCAAAATTTCTCAAAAAATCTTCAGCTGACTCGACCTCATCATTGTCATAGGCATCCTGCATCTTTTGAGTTTTCTTTTTGCTATTAGTTAATTTACGTTTGAGATTTCCTATCTCCTTTTTAGAAGATTGTTTGTTCTCCTCTAATACCTTTATTTCTTTTTCAACTTTTTTCTCTTCTTTTTTGTTTACTTTTATAACTTCTTTTAACTTTTCTACTTCTTTACTTTTAACTGATTTAGCAGCAAAGAGTGCGCCAACTACGCCAAAAAATCCGAGTATTAATTTCCAAATTTTCATTATTGTTTCTCCAGTTCGTTTAAAGCCTTTTCGTATTCTTCTAAGGCTTCATCAGCCATAGTGTTTACCTGCGTCATATCAATATCCCACTTTTCTTTTTCCAATTCAGGATAATTAACTCCAACTTGGTTATAAAATTCAGGAGCTTTTTGATTTCTAAACTCATTTATTTTTTCTATGGAATCTTTTAGAAATGATATTTTATTCTTTCTAATTTTTTCTTCAGCCCATTCATCATATGTACCTGCTATTCTCATTTTGTTTTCTATTTTTACTTGACAATCAAAACAATGTCCAAATAGTCTCCACATTTTATCATCTAAATTTTGTTTCATAACAGAATCACAGTTAGGACAAAACCAAGGCATTCTAACACCTTGCATTAGTTCTGTCATTTTTGGAATGATGTCTCCTTTTTCTTTCTCCTTACCTTTGTAACCGACCATTACTCTTTTATCAGGAGTTCTACCTTTCAGTAAATCACCTAATGCTTTATTCTGTCTTTCTGTTTCTTTGCTGTATCCCATAATTACCTCGTAAACTTTAACATACCTAGTATTTGATTAACAGGTGCAAATGCTCCTGTATATTTGAAAACCTTTCCTTTAAACACAAAAGTAATACCCTCACTCGGTATAATCTTTTTAAAACCACCCAAAGCATTTAATCTATCTAATTGAGTTTTTAACATTTCTAATTTAGAAGGATCTTTAGCTTTTTTTACCTGAGATATTACTTTTGTCAAATCTTTTTTTATTTTTTGTACAGCCTTATCAGGATTAGCTGCTATAAAATCTTTCATATTACTTAGTACCTCAGCACCTAATTCAAAGAAAAGAACTTCCCAATCTCTTATGTGCTTTTTCTGTAGTTTGGCATGATCGTTTTTATCAGTAGATAATACCCAATCTAAAAACTTAGGATAATCTTTTAAGTCTTTTTTAATCTGTGGAATCTTATACGACTTATCAAAGAAAGCCCACCTCTTCAAAAGACCAGCCATAACATTATTTGTTACATTAGGATTATCTCTTTGTTTTCCAGCATT